TTATATTACAGCAAATTCATTATTGGTTAAAAGATAGAAAACATAAATACGATAACAAAAATTGGATTTATAATTCATATCCTAACTGGGTTAAGCAGTTTCCTTTTTGGAGTGAAAGCACAATTAAGCGAACAATTACTAGTTTAGAAAAACAAAACTTATTACACATTGGGAACTACAACAAAGCAGGTTTTGATAGAACAAAATGGTATTCGATAAATTATATTGTATTAAATGAATTGATGACCCGACCATCAGGTCAAAATGACCCGACGATGAGGTCAAAATGGTCTGACGAAGAGATCAATTTGAACCGACCTATACCAGAGACTACTCCAGAGACTTCTTCAAAGACTACTTCAAAAAATATATTGTCGGGCAACCCGACTACGTACCCTTACCGTGATGTTATTGATTATCTCAACCAACGCACAGGTAAGAATTACAAGTCTACTACTAAGAAGAATCAAACGGTTATACGTGCAAGAAGTGATGAAGGTTTTTCACTAGATGACTTCAAAAGAGTTATAGACAACAAAGTTGCTGAGTGGAAAGGTACAAACATGGAGAAGTACCTAAGGCCTGAAACGTTATTCGGAACTAAGTTTGAGGGTTACCTTAATCAAGAATTACAACCGAGTGGCATGGATCAACTAGAAAGAATGAAGTATGACGAGAGTTATTGGGACTAGGAGTGATTATAAATGCAATCAATGGAGAGTTTAGCGAGAAATATCAAACCTAGTAAAAACATCGTAGAAGAACAGCACAACCTTAAATGTAATAAATGTGGTAATACCTATGACTATTACAAATTTAGTAACGGGCATGAGTTCAGACATGGTTGTGACTGTTCAATGATACAAGCTGGTAAAGAAGCAGAGAAGAAACGTAAGCAAAAATATATAAATAATATCTTCAATCAATCTACTGTAAACGGTTCGCTAAGAGATGCAACAGTAAATAATTACAAACCCCAAAACGAAAAGCAAGTATACGCCAAAAAAACAGCCATAGAGTACGTCAAAACCTTTTCTGTAGATAAACCTAAGTCGCTCATCTTACAAGGCTCATATGGTACCGGAAAAAGCCATATAGCGTATGCCATAGCTAAAGCGATTAAAAACGAAGGATATTCAGTGGCTTTTATGCACATTCCAATGTTAATGGAGCGTATTAAAGCGACATATAACAAGAATGCTGCAGAAACAACAGATGAACTTGTACAACTGCTAAGTAACATAGATTTACTAGTACTCGACGATATAGGCGTTGAAAACACTGAACACACATTAAACAAACTATTCAGCATTGTAGATAACAGAGTTGGAAAGAATAATATTTTCACTACAAATTTTAGTGATAAAGAACTTAATCAAAATATGAATTGGCAAAGGATCAATTCAAGAATGAAACATAACGCTAGAACCGTAAAGGTGCTAGGCGATGATTACAGGGAGCGTGACGCATGGTAACAAAAGAGAATATTATGCAAATACTTGAGTGTTCCGATGTGTATGCTCAAAAAATGATTGATTGGTGCAGTGGTAATCAAACTGCACTCATCAAGTTAATTAATGACAAGTTAGAAGAAAAAGGCAACAGACAGGCAATAACGGAGGTGTCCTAATGGGACTTATCGACGGACTTAAAAAGCAATACACGTTATATCAGATTGACGGTTGGAAGATGTGCAGTGTAACGCCGTTAGGAGAAGATACATTCAAACTAGGTAACTATGCAGGCATACATTTTAGAAACACATTCTCAGGAACAGTAACGAAAGATGAACTAGAAAAACTGAAACGCAAACATAAGCTTTTCAGAAAAGAAGAATTGCAACAGCAAATGACAATTAACGAATTATTATTTTGAGGTGAGTTATGGAAATAGAGATTAATTTTAACGATACGTATAAGGAACCTATTGGCTCTCCTCGTCCACGTTTTAGGAATGTAGGTAAATTTGTTCAAACATACATGCCAACGTCTTATACAAAGCATAAGGCGTTCATACAAAGTCAATTACCTAAAAAGATGTTGAACAGTAGATTGAAAGTATCAATATATTTTTACTTCACTCCACCTAAGAGTTGGACTAAGAATCAAAAGTTAATATCGATAGGTCAATACAAACGTACGAAACCAGATATAGATAATTTAATCAAAACAGTGCTAGACGCTGCTAACGATCACTTATGGAAAGACGATAACCAAATTGCACACATTGAAAGCTTTAAGCAATATGCAGAAGAACCAAAAATAATCATGAATGTAGAGGAAGTGGAGTGAATGGCCAACAGAGAAGAAACAATCACAGTCGAAGCAACAATGAAAGTTAGATGTAAGTATCCAGTTTGGGTAAATAATCAAATTACTGCAAGTGATGAAAAGGAACGCATTTTAGATTTAATCAGTAACAACCCTGACAAAGAGTTGATGAATGAAGATTTTGAACTAGTTGAATTAATAGAGGTGGAGTAAATGGAATTAGCAAAGAATAGAACGATTGAATTTAAAAATAATAGATTATATTACGTTGTAAAAACTGAAGAACAGAAACACTTATTGCCAGTTGAAGATGTACACGAAGCTGAATATACAGGAACACCATGGAAACTTATTGTAAGACGTATTAAGTATTCCGGTTACAGTCCTGAAGAAGCTTTATTTGAAGAGTACAACGAGCAAGATACAGAAGCAAAAGAGAGAAAACGACTATCTCAATTAGAACATGAGGACAGAATGAGGTTAGTAAGACTAGAGCGACAAAAAGAGTTAGACCTAAGACGTAAGAAACCTCACTTGTTCGAAGTGCCTCAAGTACATCCTCGCGGTGAGTGGTGCAAACATCTTATGGAAAAGGACATCTTTGTTAAAAGAGTGGTTAGATCATGAGTGTTGGAGATTTAAGTATAGGAGAATATATAAAATTATCTGATAGAAACAACAAGCAAAGATACGGAAGAGTTTTAAACGTGTATCAAGATGTATTTTATTTAAAATACGTTGCATTAGTAGAGATTGATGGCGTTGGCACTATTGAAATAGATGATAACTATGACTTTATCAGCGTACCTAAACCAACTAGTAAAGAAGTTGAAAAGACGTTAGATGACAAGGTTAACCACCCGTCACATTATACGTATGGCGATATAGAAATAATTGAATTCATAGAACAGGTCACTAAAGATTATAAACCGGAGTTAGCATTTGCGATTGGTAACGCAATTAAGTATATCAGTCGTGCTAATCGTAAGAACGGAAAAGAAGATTTAGACAAAGCGCGTTGGTATCTAAACAGAGCATTTGAGAAGTGGGAGGGTTAATTATGGTGTATATGTACGAGCCATTTAGCCACACAGTGACTAAGACAGACCTATCTCATTTGCACAACATTACAGGTATTCCTCTCAATACATTGTGGTACCAAAAAGAACGTGGCACATATAACGATAAGTTAAAGTGCTTTTTTACCGACACTATGCCAAGAGTGAATAAGAAACAGGAGTTTAACGAAAGAGTTGTAGCAAAAGATGAAATTTGGAAGTATAGCGAGAAGTACGACTTATACGTGAGTAACTTAGGCAGAATGAAAAGGTCTGATGGTAAATATAAATTCGCGAATGGATGTAACGGTATTTCCACAGTTATTTATAAAAATAAGAAGTATCGTGCAGCAGATATTGTATATGAAACGTTTATCGGTAACTTGAAAAATGGATTGCACGCATATCCGAAAGATAGTAGGTACAACAATCTCACGGCAGATAACCTATTTCAATCTACATTGCAAAAATATAGAGTGTATCGCAGAAATAAAGGTGTATCTAAACCAGTATATCTAGTAGATAACAACAACCGGATTGTTGAAGAATTCGCAAGTACAGTAGAAGCTCAAAAATTATTATTCATAGACAGACGCAACATCGCAAGAAAGTGTAACCGTAAACATGTAAGTGACGGATTGATGTATATGTGGGCAGACGAATACGAGAAGGTGAACGCATGATACTATCCGACACAATCAACCAAAGATACAGATATAACACACAAGGCAAAACACCTACAGAAATACAGCGTGAATTACGACAGCTAGGTGTTAAAGGCTTTGTGGTTAAGGTAGCAGGAAGTAGAGTGACGATGAAAGTTGAGAAAGAAAATATAAGGAAGAATAGGGAGTGCATGAGTAATGGTGAAGATTAAACAAAAGAAGAAAATGACATTACCGGAATTAATTCAGTGGGGTTGGAAGAACCGTATTACAGAAAAAGCGTTTTATAGCAATCTCGATGGTGGTTCTGTGTATTTCGATAAGCTTCAAAATGTATCGATAGAGCATGAAACTGCTATAGATGAAACTTTTACAATAGAAGTCGAAGAGGAAATTACGGAAGATACTATTTTCCCTTTACTTTTAAAAATTTACGAAACGAGAGATAACGCAACAGAGGCTTCTATATATCGCAGTACATCTATCCATATATCTGAAACTAGCACTAGAACTATCGCTTATTACCTGATTAATAACGATGGAACACTCATACTTATTTGGGAAAATGGAAAGTTGGTGGACTAGTAAATGAACGCAGAAGCTAAGTTTGTTTCTAGTGTTATGGACGCTAGGTTGAAGAAAGTTAGAGAAGAACGTGACAGTTTACGTAAGCAACGTGATGAACTCATCAATGATATGGCAGAAACGAAAAGAAAGGCGAAGGCATTTGATGAGATATTGGAGATAACAGAGGAAGATTGTTGGGCGGAAGATTTTGCAGTTTATATATCTCAAGTCATTGATAAATATAAGGAGGCCAACCATGAAGGATAAAGATTATAAACATGCATGGCTAGAGTTGAAAGAAAAGTTATTAGAAGAATATCCTAGCTTGCATGATTTACATTGGCCAGAAGGTAAAAGTTATAGCGATTACGATAATGGCCGATTAGAGAAACTAGAGAATGTACTTATAAAAATGGACCAACTCGACGGAACGCATGAGTTTCAAAATTTATTAAGTGATTTGGAGCGTGGTAGTGATGTGGAAATTTAAAGAGTTTAAAGATTATGATGTAGAAACAAATATGAGTGCAATAGATCAATTAGAAATACATTGTAAAAAGTATAAAAACACTGAGGTTGTTGGATATACTGTTAACCATTTTGAAAACTTAAACAATAAAGAGAGAACTTATATATTAGTTAAATATCTAGTTTAAAAGTATAGGAGTGTAATGTTTTGAAATTAAATTTAAAGATAGAGATAAACGACGAAGATTTGTTAGAAAGTGTTGGGTTTCATAGAGAAGTGAATAAAGATGCAAAGGCAGCAAGTAAAATAGATAGTTTAAATGAACTGTTTGGTATGGTTTTAGTGAGATTAGTAAATTTGCGACACGAAACTATGGAAGATCCTAACAATTGCAGTGGTAAAGATATAAGAAAAAGTATAGACGATTTCATGGATAGTATAAAAGAAACTATAGAAGATTTTAAGGAGGAACAATAAATGACTAATCAATTAACAGTTGATCAATTAAAGGAACTATTACAAATACAAAAGGACTTTGACAGTAGAATACCAACACTTAATTTACAAGATAGCAATATTGCTTATGTGGTTGAGTTCTTTGAATGGTTTAACACATTAGAAACGTTTAAAAACTGGAAGAAGAAACCAGGTAAACCGTTAGATGTGCAACTAGATGAATTGGCAGACATGTTAGCGTTTGGATTGAGTATTGCGAATCAACAAGCAAACGATATGGAAGAAATTTTGGATTATATAGAAGATGGAGATTTTACTGATTATTTAGAACGAGTTGAGATTGATTTTAATGACAGAGATGTAGTTGATGACTTTATGTTTGATATAGATAAACTTTATTCAGGTTGGTACAGTAACACATTATTTTTACCATTCGCTATTGCTATTAAATACTACACTATCGACCAACTCATCTCAGCGTACAAAAAGAAAATGGAGCGAAATCATGCAAGACAAGATGGAACAGCAGACCAAGGCAAAGGCTATGTGTAATGCAAGTAACGTACAAGTAACAATTAAGAAAGATATATACGAAAGAGTAAAAGAGGTGCTGGGGAAGTGACACAATACCTAATCACAACATTCACTGATTCATCAGGTATACAACACAAACATGTAGCAAAGCTTAAGGATAATCAGACGGCAACTGTGGTTAATGCAGAGAGTAAAGAAAAGGCGATGAAGATATATGAGGAGGATAAGATGATTAAACGAATATTAAAAATATGGTTCACTATAGCAATGTACGAGTTAGGCAAATGGATTGGCAGAGAAGTTTATTACAAGTTGACTGCAAACGATGAGGTGGAAGTACCTAAGGACTTTGACGAGAATGATCATGCTCATTTAAATAAATTATGGAAAAAGGTATTTAAATGACTTGGTGGATAGTGATTATTCCAGTTATGTATCTCGTTTGGTTGTGTGTAAAGAGTAAGGATGGAGGTTAACTTAATGGATAATATATTTAACGTTGATGGTAGTAAAAGAGAAAAACCTAACATTCAGAACCAAATATATGAATTGAAATCAATTTTTCCTTTAATACTTGAAGTGGCTAGATTGAAATCTGAATATCAACATGAGAGGTTAACTAGTTTAAGACAACAAGGTTTTACGGAAGAGCAAGCATTAGAAATCATTAAAGTGGAACGTACACCTTACGACCAATATTAAATATAAGGGGGGACATAAGTGATAACTGTC